TCCTAGCAATACCTCTGCTGCTTTTGCTATTGGAACTATCGTACGTCTAGTAACCTCCGATACTGCAACGCTACGTATAAGCAGAACAAACACTTCGACTACAACGTTAGTTTGTGAAGGACTTGCTAGTAATCAAACGTATAATATTTCAGCCAATCGTATTGTTACCCTACTAAAGGTAGGCGCAGAACGTTGGATTCTCTCAGGAACTGGGCTAACTGTTAACTAAAAGGAGATATAAGTGGAAGACTTTGAAGCAGAAATTGACCCTTCACTGTTTGAAGAAGATTTTGAAGATGTAGAATTAGAAGAGTTCGATGACCACTCATTTGACGAAGATGACCTAGAGGAAGAGGACGAGTAATGGCAAATCCAAAACCTAAGATGGGTAACGGCAAAGTAGAAAAAGTCATGAAGGAATATAAGGCTGGTTCACTTAACATTGGTAAGTCAAAGAAAAAAGTAACTAACCCAAAGCAGGCTGTAGCAATAGCCCTTAGTGAGCAACGCAAGAAAGATGCTACTAAGAAAAAGAAAAAGATGATTTAATGGCAAAAACAATTAAAGCAGATGGTGAAAAGCACACCATTAAGAAGAATAAAAAGGGCGAAATTATTGTTGACCACGCTGGTAACAAAGGCCCTTACGATAAAATTAATTTAACTAAGAAGGCTGGCGCTAAGACAGTAAAGCAAGGCGTTGCCGCCACAAAAAAATGGCACTCAACTCATAGTTCTAATCGAGGTAAGTAATGGCTGCTGCAAAGAAATCAAAAGTTAACGAGGCTGGTAACTACACCAAGCCTGGTATGCGTGCATCTTTGTTTAAAAAAATTAAGGCTGGTTCTAAGGGTGGAGACCCTGGAGAATGGAGCGCAAGAAAAGCACAACTTCTTGCTGCTGAGTACAAGAAGTCTGGCGGAGGGTACAAGAACTAATGGCTCTTGCTAAACCCCAACAGTCTCTTAAGAAGTGGGGCGATGAAAAATGGCGCACTTCAGATGGCAAAGAATCAAAGGGCAAAAAGCGTTACTTACCTGACAAAGCATGGGATGCTTTATCTCCTTCAGAAAAGGCTGCGACCAACAAGGCTAAGGCTAAGGGTAATAAAAAGGGCAAGCAGTTTGTTGAACAACCTAAAAAGATTGCAAAGAAAACCGCTAACTACCGATAGGAGAAAGTATGTGCAGCAAATGTGGCTGTGGATGTAAGGCTGGTAAGCCAGCAAAAGGATGTAAGTGCACTTGTGCAACTTGCAAGAGCGCTAAGAAGGGTAAGAAGTAATGTGTATGTCCTGTGGTTGTGGTAAGAAGAAGGGTCAACCTGGCTACGGCAAGGGTAAGCCTTCTGCAAAAGGTTTATCACCAAAGCAAAAGAAAATTGCTGGTGCTGCTAATCCAAAAGACAAAATTACTGGCGATGACTTCAAGGCCTTGAAGAAGGGTAAGAAGTAATGGCAAAGATGACTGATAAGAAGCAAGATGCCAAGGTCATGAAAGGTATGACCCCAGAGCAAAAGAAGAAGTTTGCCAAGGCTGATAAGGCCATGGACAAGAAGAAGCCATCTCGCAAAGAAGATGAGAAGATGGACAAGGCTTTAGCAAAAAAAGTTAAAAAGAAGTAATGACTAAGCCCCCAACTAGGGGGCTTTTTCATTTATCATTGCAGTATCAGTAACCCGCTGCGGGCCTGTGTAGTCCCACTACTTGCGCTTTTTAAAGGGGTTTATTCATGCTATCTACACCTGCCTTAAAGGTGGTTAAGTCATGAAGCATATCCATAGCGCAATTGAAGCGGCAGCAAAACACACAAGCCGTTATATGACAGGGCAACTTCGTAAAGAAGCCAAAGCAAGCGGATGGCCTCGCCACGTGTCTGGCAATATGGGCGTCCTTTACAAGGACAATAAGTTTGAAGTTCACGTACACGATAAGCACATGGCTGAAGCCCACACCCTTGAATATGGCACAGAGACTAGCCGTCCTACAGCAGCAATTCGCCGTGCCTCAAATAACACTAGAGAATCAGAGCAGTTCTTCTTAAAGACCTTACACAAGATGGTGGGTGAACTATGACATTCATTCTTTCTGAGGATAAGGCTCTTCGTGACCTTCTTAAGGGCATGAAAGTAACTGACCAAAAGACATTAGACGATGGTGGAAACGCTACTCGTAACGTAGATGTGTGGTTCGGTCAACCTGACCAAGAACCACGCAATCAGTCATACCCGTACATTGTCATTGACATGATTGATATCTCTGAAGACAACATTCGTGCAATGCGTGGAATGACAAAGCCTACCTATTTGCCTGACCCAGATACTATGCCTGCAGTACAGGGTTTAAACCCAGAACTACCTTATGACCCAGATACAAATAACTGGATGATTCACTGGCCTATTCCAGTAAACATTGATTACCAAGTAACTACATACGCCCGCCAACCACGTCATGACCGTGAATTATTGGCGCAACTTATGTACACAAGACTTCCTCTTCGATTCGGGATTCTCGAACCTGATGATGGAACTGTTCGTCGCTTAGATGTCTTAGACATTTCTAAGAGAGACGTAACAGAGCAAGGAAAGCGTTTATTCGTAAATGCTTTCACAGTGCGTGTCTCATCCGAGATAGCACCCGAAATATACAACCAAGTATACAAAGCGCTACAAGTATCCGTTACAGGTACAACTGACAACCCCATTCTTGGGCGTGGTGAGTTCACTGCCATTGATTCGTTCACTATTTCGCAACCATAAGGAACCCTTACCCAACTAGTTAGGAGAAGAAATGGCATATAGCCGCCCAGGTGTTTACATCAGTGAACGCCTTCTTCCGCCTGTTCTTACAGGAGGAGTCACAGCAAATGCTGCTGGCGCCGTTGTTGCACCTTTTGCACAAGGCCCAGAAACAGTAACGCTTGTTAACTCTTGGTATGAATTTACCAAGTATTTTGGAGGCTACAACGCTTCCTACCCAGCCACCTTCCAAGTTGGCGCATATTTTGCAAACGGTGGCAAAGAACTTTATGTTCAACGCCTTCTTAAATCAGACGCTGTTGCTGCATCAGTATCTTTAGTAGATTCAGGTAGCACAGCACGAGTAACTGTTACATCTAAAAATGCTGGAACAGATGGAAACAACCTTCGTGTAGTAGTTACTGCAGGTTCTGTTGCAAGCACATACACACTGACTCTTCTCAAAGAATCAGGTATTGCAAATAACATTACTGACGATATCCTTCTAGAACGTTATGAAAACGTTATATTTGACGATGCAACATCAAGTGATTTTGGTCCAACTGTAATTAATACTGTTTCTCCAAATATTTCAGTTGCTGTTATTGCTGGTTATGCTGGTCAAGGCATAGTAAGCACTACCTATCCATTAACAAGTGGAACAAATGGCACAGCAGTAACATCTACTGATTACACAAACTACAAGTCTAGTGGAAGTTCAGTTTTTGAACGTTTCTCACCTCTAGACCGTCCTCTTGTTGTATTCCTTCCAGGAATTTGGGCAGCACTTGCTTCAGGTGAGGTTGCAGCAATTGATGCTGCTACTTCATGGGCAGCATCAAACAATGGTTTTGTTGTTATTGAAACAGCAGAAGCCCTAACTGTTGCTAACGCAATTACAGCAGCAGGAAGTTTGACTGACACCAGTTTTGGCGCTGTCTATTACCCACACGTGTACATTGCAGACCCAGTAGGTCGTGGCACAGGTTCACTTCGTCTCATTGGCCCATCTGGTGCAGTTGCAGGTCTTTACATGGCAACAGATGCAAGCCGTGGTGTCTTTAAGGCTCCAGCAGGTATCCAAACAACTGTTGCAAATGTAGTGGCTGTAGAAAAGTCATTTACATCAACAGAACTAGATTCAATGAACGCAAGCACATCTCCAGTAAACCCACTTCGCCAGATTCCTGGTGCAGGTCTTTCTGTCATGGGTGCTCGCACGCTATTGCAAGATGGAACAGCGAACAAGTATGTCAACATGCGTCGTTCACTTATCTACATTCGTAAGCAACTCAAGAACAACACAGAGTTTGCTATATTTGAGAACAACGATGAAGCACTATGGGCTCGTGTCCGTAGCACACTTAACGCGTTCTTAACCGAGTACAAGAACCAAGGCGGTCTTCGTGGAGCAACTAATGCTCAGGCTTTCTTCATCAAGTGTGATGCAGAAAACAACACAGCAACTACAATCGCCAACGGAGAAGTACATATTCAAGTTGGTGTTGCTCTTCAATACCCATCAGAGTTCATTGTCATTGACCTAAGTCAAAAGACAATTAACTAGGCCGAAGGAGAAAATAAACAATGGCAATCGTAAATAGCCGCTCAACGCTAACCACTGACCCAGTTCGTAACTTTAGGTTCTTGGTAACGTTTCAACCACAAGACACAGGTAATACTGCTCTTGGAACTGTAACAATTCCAATGGGCTTTACCTCAGTCTCTGGATTGGCTGTAACAACAGACTCAATCCCTTACCGTGAAGGTGGATACAACACCACTGTTCACCAAATCCCTGGTCAAACATCTTTCACCCCATTGACTTTGCAACGTGGCGTAATCCTCGGAAGCAAGCAAAACTGGGATTGGATGAAGCAGTTGTTTGCAACTGTTCAGGCTGGCGGTTCAACTCTTGCAACTGGTAAGAATTTCCGTTGCGACATCGAAATCGCTGTTCTTAACCACCCAGTACCATCTGCAGGTGCAAATGTAACTGCAGGAACTGGCGCCGTAACTGGTGCTGCTGATGAAGTAGCAATGCGCTTTAAGGTATACAACGCATGGCCTACAACAGTGGCATACTCAGACCTAAACGCTGGTGATAACGCACTCTATGTTGAGCAAATGTCTCTCGTTCACGAGGGATTTGACCTTAACTGGGGTAAGTTTAACGATACTACAAAGGCATTTGAAAGCGCAGCAGCGTTCTAATCTAACAAAGGAATAATATGACGAACACAATTAGTGCAGCGGCTAACCCCGCATTGGCAAACAAAGCCGTACAAGACATGATGGCTGAAAAGCCGCAAGAAGTCGAAATTCGTATTACAACTCCTTCGGACACAGTAGTGACCCTTCCTGGCGGATACATCACATCCGCTGGGGAGGTTACTACCGAAGCAGAAGTACGTGAATTAAACGGTCGTGATGAAGAAGAGATTTCAAAAGCAACCACACTAGGAAAAGCGCTACTAATAGTTTTAAAACGTGGAACTGTACGTATTGGTAATGAACCAGTAACAGAACAGATACTAGATAAACTTCTTTCAGGCGACCGAGACATGCTTCTTCTTGGAATCTTTAGAGCAACATTTGGAAACGTGGCACACTTGGGCGGCTATTGCGGCTCATGTGCCGACACAAAAGATGTTGATGTTGAAATTGACAAGGATATTAAAGTTAAAGTTTTAACAGATGCTGTTAATGACCGTACATTCATAGTAAAAGGTAAAGTATTAGAGTACACAGTAACTCTTCCTACAGGTATCACACAAAAAGAACTACTTCTTAGTACAGACAAAACAGTCGCTGAACTAAACACGCTTCTTTTAGAACAAACAGTTACAAAAATTGGAGAAGCACCAGTAGTAAGCAAGATGCAGGTACAAAACCTTGGACTTACAGACCGTCGCAAAATTGTTGATGAACTCAACACACGGATTTGTGGACCACAGTTTGAAGAACTCACACTTGCTTGCCCCGACTGTGAAGGCGAGGTACGGGTTCCTATTAGTTTAGGTACCTTATTTCGGTTCTAGCAGAATTTCTTACCCTCAGTTACTTGCTGAGTGGAGAAAAATAACAGAACTTTATACTGGATGGACGTTGACAGAGATACAGGCTTTGTCACCTAGAGAAAGAAACAACTGGTTACAAATACACCAGTTAAAGAGTTAAGGAGATGACATGGCTAAAGCGGCAGATGTAAAAGCATTAACCGCTGACATCGCTAAACTCACCGACCAAATTAACCAAATGAACGTTGCCATAACATTGGCAGGAAAAAATTCTGTTGGTATTTTCTCTGCTGTTCGTGGAGCGCTTAGTAATGGCGGTCAACGAGGCAATGGAAAAACTGGAAACAATAGTCTTCAAGCATCTTTTGGTTACTTAAATACTCCACCACCTGTAACCAGTATGGATGGGGGAGGACAAAACGGTAAGGGCAACAACGGTACTCCTTCAAAGACTCCTAATGGCGGCGGAGCACAGTTCAGTGCTTTAGCAGGTACCTATGGTCAAATGGGTAAGGCTGGCCTTATTTCATCTGGGCTTCAAGCGGTTGCTTCAGTTGGTAGCACTCTTTATAATATGGTTCCAGATTCTTCTGGTGTTGTAAATCGTGCTGGGTCTTACTATCAAGCAGCACTTCGTTCTCCTGGAATGGGTCGTGCTGGCTTAGAGCGTGCAACATTTAGCGCTCTGCGTGGTGGTATTACTAGTGTGGGTTCTGATGCAAACGTAGCAAATATTCTTGCTAATGCTGGTTATGCGCCAGGTGGCGTTGACTACCTTTCTGCAACACGTCAAGTGGGTGGCGCTGCTAAATATCTTGGAATGCAAAATGAAAATGCTGCATCTGCAATTGCTGGTCTTCAAAGTGGAGCAATGGGTGCCAACCTTTACCAGTACGGCATTACAACTATGGATACTAAAGGAAACGCAAAAAGCGTTGGAAATATTGCAACACAACTTTATAAAACAATGTTTCCAAATGGTGCAACAGCAAAAAGTGTACAAGCATCTATTCGTAGCGGTTATGCTGGGTTAAACTTGCAGGGATTAGGCATGAGTGCTGACCAACAACAAATGATTAGTCAAGCCTTTGTTGACATTGCATCTGGAAAAAACCCAGACCTTGCCTCTGCTAAATCTGCTGCTGGTAATCAAAATCCATTTGACCCAATGTTTCGTGCAAATACTTCTTCAACAATGATTCAAGGAGCAGCAGAAAAAAACACACTTACTGGTTTAGGCGCTGCTGCAGGAACAATTGAAACTTTTAACAACTCCATGAAAGATGTCATTGCATCAATGGCTTTATTCAAAGGTTACATGGATGGATTAAGTGGGAATCCACAAGGTGCTGCTCTTAAAAAAGGTGGGATTGATTTATTAAAAATTGGTAAAAAAGCACTTGGGTTTGGAATGATGGCAATTGGTGCCCCATTGGTTGCTGAAGGTGGTGTTGGTATCCCATTAGTTGCTGGAGGTGCTGCTCTTGCATTTGGTGGTGGTGGTACTCCAGGGTTTGGTTCTTCTTTTGGCGGACGCAGTATGGGTTCAGGACGTGGCGCAAGCAGTTTAGTTAGTGCGGGCTATGGTGCCCGTGATGCACAGGGCGGTAATTGGGATAGTACTGGTGGAGTACACCAAGGAACTGACTACAACGTTAAATCAGGAACTCCTGTAGTTGCAGTTAAAGAAGGAATTGTTTCAGATAAAACTTTAAGCGCTGATTATGGTCAAGCAGTAATTATTGACCACGATGGTGGTTATTCATCCATCTATGCACACTTAAGTAGCAAACAAGCAAGTCCTGGAAGTCGTATTTTTCAAGGACAAGAAGTTGGTAAATCTGGTAAATCAGGCAATGCTACTGGCCCACATTTGCACTACGAGGTTTGGCATGGAAATAACAACCCAGTAGACCCATCAGAACTAAAGGGTGCTGGATTACCAATTAGTGGTTCTGTAGATTCTGTAACGCAGACTATGGGTATTTCTTCTATGAATGCTCTTGCTGGCGTTATCAATGCTGGAGACGCTTTAAAGGGAGTAATGAATGTTTCTGGTAACGGTTCTAGTTTAGATTATCAAGGAAAAATTCCAGCAGATGCTGACGTTAATCTTCTTGACACTTTAAAACAAGTTGGATTTAGTGGTCAAGGTTTAGCAACAGCCTATGCTGTAGCAAAAGCAGAGTCTGGTGGTCGTTCTAACGCATATAACCCACCTTCTAATAACACTGGTGATGATTCATTTGGTCTATTTCAAATAAATATGATTGGTGGACTTGGACCAGAACGTCTTGCAAAAAATTGGAAATCTTCAGACGGAAGTTCGTTTAAATTATCTGGAAAAGAAGACTTATTTGACCCCTTAACAAACGCTAAAGTTGCGTATCACATGTCTAATGGTGGTAAAAATTGGAGTGCTTGGACAACTTACACAAGTGGTAAATATCAACAATTTTTAGACCCTAAATCAACTGGTGGAGGAACTCCAGGTTCTCCTGGAATTTCAACTACTAGTTCTATGGACGGAATGTCTACTACTTCTGTAGGAGTTTCTTCTTTATCTGGTGGTTCTAACGTTGTAAACTTTAATGTATACCTACACGATGTTTCAGATGCTCAAGCAATGATTTGGGCAAAAAAAGTTGAATCGTATTTAAAAGATAAAAACGAAATTTCTGCAATTGGAGGAAGGTAAAAATGGCGGGTAGAACTACTCCTGTAGACCCAAACTATAAACTTTACGGTTTATATGGTGGTAAAGATAAATATCTTGCTGCCAAAAAAGCGCGAGATGATGCTAAAACCTCTGCTACTAAGGCTAAAAAACCATACGAAGAATCTAATAAAAACCTAAAAGTTTATCTAGAAGCACCTGGTTACGGACTTTATGCAAAGTTAAACGATGCAAAAACATCGCATAACCCAACTCTTGTTGCTTCTATAAATGCTGAAATTACAAAAACTAAAACAAAAATCAACTTAAACTATACCAATATCTATTTGTATGAAACCAAAATTAAAGATGCACAAGATAAATTTGAAAAGAAAAACGTTAAGTACAATAACTCAGGCTCAAATTCAAGCAATAAAAAAGATAAAACAGAAGATGCTTACGATGGTATTTGGAAATTTAATGCTCCAATGATTAACAACCTTGGAGCCTTAGAAAATGGAAGTCTTCCTAACATGTTATCTGCTGGCCCAGCAGCAACAGGGGACGCTAAAACTTTTTGGTCAGTAAATTCTAATGGATTGTATAGTTACAACATCGGTGGTAAGGGAACTTTCCAAATGGACCGTCAAATTAATACTGCAGCATTTAAGGCTGACTCTAAAAAAGCAGCAGATGCTATTAAACGTCCATTTGACCCAAATTATTATGGATTTAAATTTCATTATAATCCAACTACTTTAAACATGAGTTGGGCTGGAGTAATGGGAGCAAACCCAGTTTTTGAAGCAGCAAACTTAGACCCAGCAATTCCAATGCAACAAAACTTGTTTGCTTCTACAGTTAACTTTGTTGTAATTTTAAACCGTATTCAAGATTTAGCAGAATTAACCGCTACGGGGAGTTACAAAAACGGAACAAACCCGTACTCAATAGAAGTTAGTCCAGAAGACCGTTTGGACATTGTCCAAAAAGGAACCATGTATGACTTAGAGTATTTATTTCGTGCAATGCATGGGTTTGCAGCATCTGCTAACTATGACAGTAATCTTATGGGTAAAACAAAAGACCCAGGTTGGTTACCAGTACGACCAATAGAATTACACTTGGGAAAAAAACTTCGTTACCGTGTAAGAGTTACTAGTATGGAAGTTAACCATAAAATGTTTTCAACATCAATGGTTCCAATTTTTTCTGAAGTTTCATTTTCTTGTATGCGTTACTGGGATGGACCTATGGGAAAGGACCCTAAAAAATGATTTATTTAGATAGCAGATATGCAGATGGTGTTCTTTTTATAGCACAAGAACCTAAATCTAGTGATTATATGTTAAGTGTTTTTCGTACTTTTCCTACTTACAACACTTCATACTATTACTATGAGGTAACTGAAAATGACCGTATTGAAGGAATTGCTACAAAAACTTTAGGTAGACCACATTTGTGGTGGCAAATTATGGATATTAATCCAGAAGTTCTTAATCCTTTTTTTTTAACACCAGGTTTGCAGTTAAGGATTCCTCGTGAATACTAGGACTCAAAATCGTTACGGTACTAACTTTAGGGTTATTTTTCCAGATTTTCCAACCTTTAAACTAGCACCACAATGGTTTAGGTTAACTCAAACTCAGGGTAAACAAGATGTTATTGAAATATCTTACGGTTCTTTTGATAATCATTTTCAAAAAGCCTTAAAAACTGGCGTTTTGTTTAAAGTGCAGTGGGAAACAAAATACGCCAAAAATGAATGGGTAGGATACGTGTACAACGGAGACACTGTATCTCAAGCAACCGTAAAACGTAATGCTACTTTGCGTGGAGTTGGCGCTTCTTTTCTCTTAAAAGAAGGGGGAAATAAAATTTGGAAAAATAAAACTGCTCCTGAAATTGTTGAAGATATTTGCAAACAGTACAAACTTAAAGCAGTTGTAGATAAAAGTAACGTTAGATTTGGAATGCAATCATTAGTAGGAACTACTAAGTGGGAAAAAATACAAGAACTTGCTAATAGAATTGGTTTTCAAGTTTATGTAAATGGTACAACCCTATACTTTCAACGAATTGACAAAATGATTGACCAATTTATGTCTGTAATACCTGTTTTTTCCTATAACGATGGAACAATTAGTTCAGAAATAATACTGGATGCACAAACACTAGACCATTTTACAGCAAAAATTGGAGATGTACTAGAAACGGAAAACTACTCTAAAGCAGATAAAACAGTTCATGGAATTGACCCTATAACTGGTAAAAGTCATAGTCATACTGCAAAACCAACAAAAGTTGGAAAAAATGTTAGAACAAACATTGTAGAGGCTTTATTTGGCGAAGTGGCTACAACTGTAGTTGCAGAAACAAAATCTCTTGCTAAAGAACTTTCTGAGGGAATGGCTCATCTTGCTCGGTTCTCTATGCACGGGGAAGGTAAGGGTCAAGGTGACCCACGTATTTCTCCCTATAAAACTATTGAGATTAGTGGAACTGGAACAGAAACAGATGGATTTTGGGTAGTAAAAAATGTTGAACACTTTGTTACTTATGATGGTCGTTATACAGTTAATTTTACGTGTATGACTGATGGTTTAGGTAAAAACAAAGGAGGAACGTTCCGTAAAACACAGGCAACAACAATTCCAACAAGGGATGTTGCCTATGAAATGGCTACAGGAGGAAAACAAACACCTTCAACCCCTACAATACGTGCTAGACAACCTTTGGTAAATCAAAAGCGTGGTGGGTTTAATACGACCCCAAGCAGATGGGTAGGTAAATAATGGCTGAAATAGCATTAACTTTGCCGTTTTCTATTGACCCTTACGGAAGTGTGTCTACAACAACGGAGCAATCAAAAATTTGGGCAGATAGAGTTCGGTTTGTTATAGGTACAAACTTAAGAGAAAGAATTTTAGACCCTGAATTTGGAACTTTAATTCCCTCTGCTTTTATGCAAACAGTAGATGATTCAAACAGCATGATAGAAACTGAAGTTGAAAGGGCATTTCAATCACAGTTAGAATTACTTACTTTTGATAAAGTAGAACTTTCTTTTGATGAATACACTGGAACAACAAATGTAAGCATCATTTACGGACTTCCCAATGGGGAAATTACAAACACAGTAGTTGCTGTGACTTACGTTAGTGGCAACAACATCTCAGTACAGGAGAACTTATGAGCATCGTTCCACCAAGTGATATTCCAATTTCACTAGACTACACAGGTCGTGATTACTACTCAATCCGTGAACAATTAATAGCACGTATTCAAGACCGTATTCCAGAATGGTCTGCAACAAATCCCTCTGATTTTGGTGTTGCGCTAGTAGAAGCCTTTGCTTACATGGGCGATTTAATGTCTTACTACATTGACCGAAATGTAAATGAATCATTTATTGCTTCCGCCACTCAACGAGACAGCGTTATAAACATTGCTCAAGCATACGGTTATATTCCATCAGGTTACCGTCAAGCAGTTGTTACGCTAACATTTACAAACTCTTCCGAAACAGACGTAATTACAATTCCTGCAGGTACTGTTGTGTCTGGAGATGTTATTACTGGAGATGTTGTAAACACACTTTATTTTACAACTGATGCTGACGCTATTCTTGACCCAGCAATTGACAACGGCATTGCAGAAATGACTGCAAAAGAAGGGCAAAACGTTACATTAGTTTCAGACTATGCAAATACTTTTGGAGAACTTGTTGGTACTTCAAGTGGAACTCCCAATCAATCTTTTGTGTTGGGAGAAACTCCAGCAGTTGATGGTTCTTTAAGTGTTTATGTACAAGGTGGTTCTGCATACTCTAAGTGGCGTCAAGTTCAACACTTAGTAGATAGCAATCCTTACGACCAAGTATTTACAGTTACAAGTGATGCAGACAATAACCTTTACGTTAATTTTGGCGACGGTGTATCTGGAGCAATTCCAGTAAACTTTTCCGAAATACGTGTTCTGTACACAGTAGGTGGAGGAGTTCTTGGAAACGTTACAACTGGAGTTCTTACAACTATTGATTCTGTTCCTGGATATTCAAGTAACGATGTAATTGCTCTACAGGCTCTTGTTACAGTTACAAATGACTCTGTAGCAGTTGGTGGTTCTAACCCAGAATCTTTGGCTCAAATTCGTTACGCTGCACCACTTACTCTTCGTGCAAATACACGTGCAGTAACTCTTGAGGATTTTAATAGCCTTGCTCTTGGCGTTACAAACTGTGGTAAAGCAAACGCTATTTCTAGTATTTGGACATCAGTTACACTGTATGTTGCACCATCAAGAAACCAAAATGACTCAGATTTACAACCTGGCCTTGATGAAGCACAAGCAACAACAAGTGAGTACACAACATTGGCTGCGGATGTCCTTAGTAGTTTAACACCTCGTCTTTTGATTGGAACTAGCCTAACAATTCAACCACCAGTTTATGTAGACATTGTGTTAACTGTTCAATACGCAAAACAACCTCAATACACAGAAGCAGAAGTTGAAGCCTCTATCAAATCTGTTCTTACAACATATTATGGTTATTACTATAATTCTTTTGCGCAAAAAATTTACGTTCAAGATATTGAAACAACTTTAAATAACAACGTTCGTGGGTTACAGATTGCTAAACTTGTTAACTTATACAGACCTTTAGGGTCTGGTTTGAACACTTTAACGGGAGCAGCAAACGAAATATTTAGAATTAAAGAAGAAAATATTAGTATTGGACTTATTTCCTAATGTCAGTAGGAAGACAAGTTTTTGCTGGTGTCTATAGGGCTACAGTAGTCAACAACAGAGACCCTAAAAAACAACGACGTTTACAAGTAGAATTAACTACTTCTGTTGGTCATTTTACAGATTGGGTATGGCCCATAGAGCCCGCCAACATCAGCACTGAAGTCCCTGATATTGGTCAAGGTGTTTGGGTGCACTTTCAGGCAGGAGACCATGAGTATCCAACATGGTCTGGTGCTTTTGGTAAACACCAAGGAAAAAGCAAACGCCTTTACGTAAAGGCTCTTCCAGATTCTACAAGTATTTCTACACTAACCGCTTATGTTAAAACCATAAAACAGGCTGATGGAACAACGGAAATTGATTTGATGAGTACTTTAGTTGCTATGGCAAATGTGTTAAAAACTCATGAAACAAGACTTACTGCTGCTGAAGGAAAAATAACTACTCTACAAAGCAAGGTTTCTACTTTAGAAACACAGATGACAGGAAAAGCCGCAACAGGACATACCCACGCATAGTTAAGGCAGTAAATTGGGGGCAAAGACGAGAAAATACAAGCAGATATTGAGAGGATAACCTAGTGCCAACATCACCACTCTACCCAGGTGCAGTACGCAATTTTGGGTCTGACGTAGTTAACTTTACAACCACAATTCTTGCGGAACACGTTAACTACCTTCGTGCAGAGGTTAACTCTATTGAAACAGTCCTTGGCACATATCTAACCCTTAGTTCAGGATGGGTGGGTTCTTTTACAGAACCTGTAATTTCCTACACATGGGATAGTTTAAAAGACCGACTTGCAAACATTGAGTACGGTCTTCATACAGCGTATGCGGCAAAAACACCAACGGGTGGTACTTCTGGACAAATACTGCAGAAAAATTCATCTTCTAACTACGATTTTTCTTGGGTTACTTTTACTGGTCTTCCATCTCAATCAGGAAACAGTGGAAAGTATTTAACAACAAATGGAAGCGCTGCTTCATGGACTACAGTTGAAGCAAGTGGTGGAGCAAACGAATTTGTCCTAATGATGATGGGCGCATAAAGAAGGGCATTAAATGTCAAAGTACGGCTATTCCGTATACGGTGCTAACAAATACGGTTTAACACCTAAACTTGCTTACTCTGTTGAGCCTATGAGCATCAACGTGCTTCAATTCAATGAGGTATTTATAAGTTGGCAATTGCCTACTGGTAATTTTACTCGATTTCGTGTGTTGCGCAATCAAAATGCTTTTCCAGAAACTGCAGAAGATGGCGTAATTATTTATGAGTTAATTTCTCAAAATGGCTCAACTCTTGAAGGTAGTTTGGCAACATCTTCTTTTTACGACGGTCTTGAAAACCCAACTCAAACCGCAATTAATCCAGGTCGCAACATTTTTTATCGTGTGTTTCTTTACACATCCGATAACGTTTGGGTAAAAGCGGGAGAAATTGCTGAAGTAGTTCCAGTTAACACTGGAGCAACAGATAAAGTAATGGACCTTCTTCCTAGAGTATTAACAAGTTCTGTACTAAGTCCTTTAGGGGTTATTGACAAATCTTCTCAGTTGTACAAATTTTTAGATGGAATTTCTTTTTCTTACGAACAGATGATGACTGAAATTATGTTGGCACGCCCAGCGCATAACCTAGAAAGTTCTAATTACACCACTATTCCTGGTGAAGTTTTAAACGTGGGTTTAAACCCAGAACCAAATATCCCTGTACTTCGTCAACGTGCTCTAGTACGTGAAGCAATCTCTATGTATTCAGATAAAGGAACGGCATTAGGCATTTCAAATTATGCAGAGTCTTTAACTGGATTTGCTCCAACCTTAAGTACTTCTTCTAACTTAATGCTTACAGTACAAGATTCTACATTTTATAAAAACACAGGACGTTGGGTAGCAACTAGTGCAACTATCTCATCAACAAATGAAATGGTTCCAAACAATGCAAGTAAATCTATTGATTTGGTTTACACCCTAAAAGTTGTAGCAGCAACAACTAGCGCTAAAATTTCTTTAGGGTTAAATGCTCCAATTACTCAAGGAGTACCAATTAACCCAAGTACTGAGTACACCTACAAAGCAAACATAAAATGCCCAGCAAGCGGTGGTGCAACCTTAAAGATTGAGTATTACGATAAAGAAGGAACTGTAATCTCAAACGTTACACAAGCAATTTCTGCTACAAATTCTTGGCAAACAGTTAGTAAAACAAATACATCTCCAAGTAACGCTTATTACGTAGTTTTATATGTGTTGTTTAGTACTGTAACTACATATTACATAGACATGGTTTACGTTGGTGCTACCCCTTTTGTAGAGTACGAAGAAGCAAGGGCTACAACAATTAATCTTTCTCCAACACTAGAAAATTACATTGGTAATCCATCATTTGAAGTAGGCACAACAGGTTGGACACTTACTGGGTTAACTTTTACTCAAGATGCAAGTGTTCCACCAGAAGGTTACTCGGGTTCTTACAGTGGTAAATTTGTTGCTGCTGGAGCATGGGCTTTAAAATCTAATTACAAGTTAACTCTTGAACCAGGAATTTACTTTACTGTTTCACATTATATTAAGTCCTCAAATATGGCAAATATGAAATTATTTATTGAGTTGTACAACGCAAGTGATACTCTTCTTCAAACAATTGAGACAACACAGACGTTTACAAACTCTTGGGTAAGAAAAAGCAAAACAATTCTTATCCCCTCAGATTCAACAGCAACTTACGCTAAATACCGTTTAAGTGGAACTGTTGGGACTTTTTATTTAGACATGGTTATGGCACAAGATACCTACGTTCCTAGCGATTATTTTGACGGCTCAATGCCAGAACTAGCAGGTGTAATTTGGGAAGGAACTGCTCACAATTCTAATAGTTTATATTACCCAAATAAGGCTACAAAACTCTTACGTCTTGCTCAAACACTTGTCAATTGGATGCCCATGAATTCTTGGTGGAGAATTACTACTCCTGCAGGATTGGAATATACCAACCTAGACGTGTAGTCTCATCCCATGGCTGATTACATACTTGCAGTACTCATGGTGGGGATGGCTCTCACTTACATTCTAGAACTAGTTGATTTAGGCTTTGTTTCACGTGCCTCACTCAATAAATATTTAACATTACCTCTTAGCCTTGGCGGATTTTATCTGCTAGGTTATTGGGATACATCACTTGTTGTTGCAGTCCCCGCATCAATATTTGTAGCCCTATACATTGGGAAACAACTAAACAAACCAGCACAGGTAATAACTCCACGACTACCACGATTATAAAGAGGGCGCTATGAACATTGCAGTTATATCGTTTAAAGATGTTGATGTAACACTAGGAATTCAAGAGTTAATTCAAATGTACACAGAAGATAAACCAATATTTTTTCTTCCCTTGGTTAAACCAAATAGTTTGTTTACTCAAAGCGTCATTGATACATGCAAAACAAATGACATTGAAGTCCATTGCTTTTTTCCCAATGCAAATGGGTTTGAAGGATTGCTCACTCAAGCAGATGACATTATCCTCACCGACAATCCTGTCAAAGAAGTACTTCGACAATTGAACGCCAACGATTCACTTGGCATTGTGTGGGACGATTCGCCGCAGGCACATTTTGCCTTGCACTCAGTTGAGGACCTTGCCATTGACGTTTGGGATATCACAGAAGGTCTTGACCCCATTGAACTTGAGCCAGATGAGTACGAGGGCATGGACAGCGACGGTCTTCACGATGCTATGCACAAGCACCTAGGTATGTTTGTAGATTTGCTGGCTGCATTTGTGGCAGAAACGGTTATGGACTCCATAAGCGAGGCAGTAGCCCAACACATCATGGAGGCAGAGACTAAACGTGACATCTCCCCCTTTAAGGATGAGGATTTAGACTAAGCCCGTGCAAATGCCGTCTGAGGCTTATTCAGCCAACCTTAGCGATTACCAGTTCCGTCTCTTATCCGTACTATGCCATTTATCGGGCTCCAGAGGGTCCATACGCCTCTCCGCAGGTGAATTGTGTGTACCGACTGGCAACGTGCATGTGAAGACTGTCAGAAGGGGCCTCAAAGCCCTAGAAGAGGCAGGGTTCATTTCTAGAATTACTATGAAGAAAGGGGGTGGACTCCAGGGTCCATCCCTCATCAAGATAGGGAATCGTAGTGTCCACCCAGCAGGGGACTCTAATGTCCACCCAACACCTGGTAAGGTGACTAATAGTCGTAATAGCCATATAGCCAATAAGCCATTAGTACCTAATAGCCAATCTAGTTATAAATTAAAAGACTTTGAATCGAAGATTCAACTCAAAGAAATACAGGTCCCTATGAGAAAATATGATGATGATGGAGACAATCTGGCAGGCTTTGGACTCGTTGAACCCAAAGATGCCCCACAGCCCAAGATACGTCGCTCCGACCCTAAAACACGTGGGCGCCGCCCAGAGCACGAGTGGACGGCTATGGATGTTGCTGCAGAATTTAGTTATCAGGTCGGGCGGAAGTATCCGCTACTACCAGGAACCGTCAACGTCAAAACACTCTCAGGCGCACTTGCCAAGTTTAGAAAGCAATACGAAACCACCCCGCTCTTAGAGTTAGAGTTGCTTAGACTTTTTATGGCGGATGAAAGTAACTTCCGCAACATCGGTGATGAAGCCCCTTTCCTTTACAAAATGTTTTTATCTTCTTTTGGCAAGAAGATGAACCAAGCAAGAGAAAACCTCGGCCTTGGCAGAGTGAATGCCAAAATAGACACAGAGCCAACTTCTGCTAGGCTGATTGCAAGTGACGGGCGTACTTTCCAGAATTCATTATCTGGTCGTGCACAACTAGAGCGTCACGAGAAGAGGCTCAGTGACAAACGATGAGTTAACAGAAGCGTTAATGCACTTGTTTGAAATCGGTGCAGTAACGGTTGAGTACGACGAAAATCTAGAAGCACGGTTTACAATCACCGAAGAAGGAAAAACAGCAATGGAGAATTGGAAAGAGCGATGAAAGAAATACTTGGATATTTATTTATTATCTTTTCAACACTTGTAGTATCAAACCTAATCACAGGAGGAATCCACAAATGGCAAAAAAAGTAGCAGCAAAGTTCGTTGCAAATATCGAACTAAACCCTGAAAAAGCAGGCGGTTGGTTAGCAATCGTTAGCGTTCAGAAAGAAGCAGGAACAAGTATTAACTCAATTCAACCAGCAGAAGGTATTAGCGAATACTCTTCTTGGAAGAATGCATCCGCAGCAAAGCGTTGGGTCAAAACAATGGTCCTAAAGCACACACCTCGTAAGTCAGTCAAGATGGCTGTTACAAAGGAAAACAAGGAAACAGGTAAGCCAGTAGCACTTTCTGGCGTCCTTGAGTACAAGGTTGACGCATAATGAGGATGCCTATGGGTGGAGAAACGCTTTCTAAAACTTCTAAGAAGAAAAAAGAAAAAAATATTGTAGAAAAGATTGACCAAGCACTTCTTACATATCCAACAGAAAACAAATTTCTTCGTTTCTTTGGAGACACTATGTTGCTTATTGGCTCATGGTTTACTCACCTAGGACTTCGCTACGGCGGGGTCTACGAGTACGAGTTCGAGGACACTGAGAACTAATGTACGACGTCAACAGTCTGTCACCTGTTAAAAAGCACTGGTTGCTTCGTAACTCAAACATTCCACATCGCTTCATTGGGTTAGAGCCACAGGACATTATTGCCCGTGCTGGCTCTTTTCCTGATGAAGTTAGTAACTGGATTGAAGATATGGTGAACGGGCATGTTGTAAAACAAATTGGCAACATCGGAGTCAACGGAGTTGGGCTTGTCTTCGATGGTGGTCCTGGGATAGGCAAGACAACTCATGCCGTAGTCGCCGCCATGGAAGTCATCCGTCGTCTTCCTGACGAAGATGGGAAGGCTGCTCGCCTTCTGCAAGTCAACCCATCTGACTACGGCATTAGGTTGCGCCCTATTTACTACATGACTTACCCAGAGTTCTTATCTCGTAAGAAATCAACCTTTGATGCTGATGGCGAAGATAAGCGAGAGATGAATTATGAAATTGATGGTTTACATGGTCGTTCTAAGTTTGATTGGCTCAATGTTCGCATTCTTGTTATTGATGATTTAGGAAAAGAATACGGCTCTAAATACGACGACACTTCTTTTGATGAAATTTTGCGACTTCGTTACGACAAAGGTTTACCGACAATTGTTACTACTAATGTTCGTTTAGAGAACTGGGAAGGCAAGTACGGAGAAGCCATGGGCAGTTTCGCCAACGAAGCCTTCGTAAGAGTCCCTATCATTGGAGCAGATATGCGAGGCGCACAGTGAAGGGACCTCAAGTGAGTTCTGCTTGGAGAACAGTTCAGCAGTTTATCTCTGCCCAAGGTGCTGGGATTTTTGAGGTTGAGGTAGAGACAGACACTAAAGATGTTCGTTGCTCTTGCCCCGTTTATTCCAAAAAAGGTTCTTGTAAACATATTCAGTTTGTAAACGAAAAGATTAAATACACAGGGCATTACTCAATCATGGTACCAAACTCAATTCCAGAAGAAATGGCTCTTGAAGCCAACTCCGACGCTGACAAGTTTAGAGAGTTTGTAGTTAAGTACGCTAAGATAGAAGTACTATGAAACACGGGGACATTTCTAATGTCTCCTCACCGCAGGCTATTGTCACTACGGATGTAGTAGTTAAACTTAAAGAAGAAGAGTCTCGCAAGTTACTCATAAAGAAGACTGCTCTTAAAGTTGGTGAACTAGAAGTTCTTTCCTTAAATAAGTTATGGCGTGTTTCCAGTGACTATGGACTTTCTTTAGAACTTGCAG